CACAGGTAATAAATCAGAAAACAACCATAAGATCACAAAAGAAGTCTTCTATCAAGAATTATACTCTCATTATAAATAAAAAAGGCGGCAAAGGCCGCCTAAACATTCAAATGGCAATATTTGTACCATTCCAGTTTAATGCTTTCCCTGAAAGGTTCACATTACCAGCTTGAGGTCGCTTTGTACTAACAAGGGTAGCATCAAGTGTAGTTTTGAAAGAATTTCCAGTGTAGACGATAGGCCAAGACAAGCCGACTACTATTGGCTGATTAGAGTCATAGCCGATACGACAAAATCTAATCTGGCCTATATCGTTATACACAGTTGCCGCAGTTGGCGTAAGTGTCATTTGCCCATTAGTATTAAGCCCATTAATATCAAGCCTATCAACTCGGCCGAGATATGTAGGCGTAAGCTTTAGGAATGGTCTGTTTGAGTTCTTGTCTCCTTGACTACTAAATACAATGGCGTCCATGTACCCATCAAAAGCAAACACACCAGCAGTAACTGAATCATCGATGTTATTATTAGAGCACCGAACCTCGTAAGTTTTACATCCGCCAGTATCTACACCCGCCATGTAATCAGAGAACGAACCCAGCCCATACGAGGTCCATGTGTTATCGCTAAGTTCTAAGTACACGTTTGCGTTCAACAGGTCCCGATTATGAATAGCCACAGCCGAGCCTTTGTTTCCAGTTAAATAGGCACGATACGCTTTAGTGCTAGAGCCAGAGTCATCGTACAGCCGGATAATACGCTTAGGCCCAACAGTAGTGTTGTTATGCACAATCAACCCACCGGAATTGGAACCTTGACCTGCAACGTTCCACTGAATGAACGAACGGCGCGCATGCTCCCCGCCGGAGTGGCAGTCATGAATCTTCAAAGATGTCGGGTAAATAGCACCCACAACAATATCGGCGTAGTCATACCCATCATCCGCACCATTAAAGTTCATACTAATGTCACCCGTACCGGAACGGGCGGCAACTAACATACCGGAGCCAGAGATAGAGCCGGTCAGTCGCACATCAATTACATTCGAGTGCCAACCTACGTTGTATATGTACAGAGGCGTACCTAGCGTTTTCGTGATATTACAATGGAAGCTAATGTCATTACTAACGGTATCACGCGACGGGATTTCCCCAACGTGTCGGCAGTTGCCGCCGGAGAGATTCACATAAATGGAATCCCCTACGCAGTTAAAACCATACCCCGGCACCTTAAAGCCACCGGACTTAATGTTCCATACATCCACATCCAGCGTACAGTTATAACCCTGCAATGCTAACCCGTAGTTCTCATCACCATTACCGATGATTCGGAACTTACCTTTGAGGTTCCGCGCACCGTGAATATCCATCAGCAAACCACCGGCAGTACCTGTAGCGGGACTCACATTCACAATCTCAACATCGAACTCCATACCCGGAAGCGTATTAGTAACGGTAATCTCCGACGTAGTGAAACCCGTTGTCATACTAGGCTGGAATGTGATTGTACTATCAACCACTTTTTCAACATACACGAACTGCCCGTACTTGTAGTCCCCATCAACATCGGGGTAACGTACTTGGTTTGATTTTAAATGCAGCATGTCCCCAATAACTACTGTGTGGCCTGCTGGCAGGGTAGCTGTGTTCTGACTGCGCAAGAACTGTGTCGGCGTGGTTATAGTGCTCTTCACTGGGAGGATATAGCGAATTGCCGCACCTGTTCCTGACCATAGTATACGGCCAGAATTTACTCTTTTAATGTTAACCGCTTTGCTAATGACAACAGGCTGAGTTAGTGTCACATCCCCCGAAACGATAACCGTATCGCCATTGTTGGCACTTTCCAGAGCGGCCTTCAGGTCATCTCCCGGGAATACCATCTTCCCTATGCCATCAAGATACTGACCAACGGTATGTCCTTCGTGACCAATCAGCGTAGACCCCGTGGATGCTGCCAGTGCTGCACGAAGAGATGCGTCGCCAACACCATTCCAGGCGCCAGCTCCAATTCCTCCAGTAGACCCAGGGTTTGATGCGGCAGGAACTTCTTTTGGTAACGTGCCGCTCCAGTAATACCAGCTCTTGCTCTCTTCATCCCAGATAAAATCATTGCGTGAGGCCAGAGAGCCGCCAGCGCTGAAGGTGTATGTTCCATCAATAAACCCTGATAATTTACTGTCCACCTCACCTACTGAAGGGACATCAAGATTAGCTCGCGCCTGAGCGAAGTTTGTAAGTTCTGAGAGGTTGTTTTTGGCTCGAAGGAAGTGTGTAACTGGAAGCTTCTGGTCTGTACTGTTCTGGTTTATCAGTAACTGAGCGGTATCAATGGTATCCGTGGCTGCCGGAAGGTCTGTGAGTTTTACTTTTTGTTCTGCCATTTATGCTGTCCTGTACCAGGCTGCTAATTTGATATATGCATTAGTTACGTCAAGAGCGGAGCCGCTACCTGTGTTTGCAGTTGAGCCAGAATAATCATGCTCATGTGCACCTACCGCCACCGTGTGGTTATGTGTATCGCTGGATGTATTATTTGTTGATACCGGACCCTGGTCGTAAATATTCCCACCAGAACCAACATCACCACTATCAGCCCCATTTCGACGCTGATATGTGTGGTTGTGAGTGTCGGATGTGGTGGTCTTGGTCCCATAGTCGTAGGAAGCGGTTTTACCTGAATAGTCGTGTTTATGCGGTGGAAGGTTGCTTATTGATATAGCCGACGTATCCGAACCACCCTGCTGTAAAACATCACTACCACTACTATTAGCGATGCGTACCGTCTTCCCTTGCCCTGGAACTCGCGCCCATGTAGACCCAGCCCAGATTGCATTGGGGTTGGTGTCGTTAGCAAACCACTCAACTTTTCCAACTGGGTATCTGATGTTGAAAATGGCTGAGGCCAGTACTTCCAGAGTGATTGAGCGGTCATTCCCCGCCTGGTTGATATGCATCAGGTCTGAAGAATCAGCGTCAGCAGCAGAGGGTAAATCGGTCAGATACTTGAGAAGAATGTCAGCCATTACGCCCCCTCAAGTGCTGATACACGCGCCTTCAAATCTGAGATTTGCGCGTAAAGGTCATTCAACAGGGTATTGAGATGATTAGCAGCAAGCTTGCTTCCCGCTGAGATAGAGCCGTCTGGCATGCGCACAGGCGGGACGAAGCCGCTTGCAAGGATTTCGTCTGGAATGGGTTCTTTGTTCTTCTGCCCATCAGCATAAGTAACGTCTGTTGCTGCAAATGATGTGATAGCCATTTAATTTCTCACTTAGGCATAGCGCCGCAGAGCATCGTCCCGGTGACGCCATAGTCACGGGAGAAAATAAGTAGATAGTCGTCGTCAGCGACGCCGAGATATGAGCCGTTTACTTCCAGAACACCCGATACGGAACCTGCTGCATCAAGATATGAGCCAGCAATAAATACCGAGCCACGGTTTAGCCCAAGGGCGGTGTCGGTATCTACCTGCATTGCGGTATTTACACCGACCTGCAATGCCTGTCCTGAATTGGTGTCTATTCCCGCCAGGGAGAATCCGTTTAGCCCGTAATCGTGCGTTGAATAGGATCTGACGCCAGCCACTGAAGCACGGTCAACGATGGCGTTGATGTTTGTTGGAACATAAGGGCCGGTGGCGTGTACGCTAAACGCGGCAGGATGCAACTCAACAATCTCAACATCAGTACTGGATGTAGTAGTTGCTGTTACGACCATGACGTTATCTGGCGTTCCGCTAAAGGACGTTGCAAGTTTCGCCTGCATGATTGCCCGTCGATAATTATCGTCAGACATCCCATCCCGATCCACATCAACGTACTGACCAAATCTGTCCAGCTCTATGCCGTGGGCGTTGTATATGCTCTGCGTCAGGTAGATGTATTTGGCGCGCACTTCTATTTCAGGATGAAGTACACCAACAGCAGCAAAGAGGTCAGGAACCTGCCCGCCCTTTTTAAGCCAGTCAGTAGGCCTCTGTCGTATCAGAGCAAGGAAATCGATATCAATCCATTCATCAGACACCTGTGACCTCCACATTGGCAGCGGAGAATGAAGCAAAGGAGTTTTCAGCTACGGAAATGTTACTTTCGGAAAATGTAGTTCCATCAGTACTAACCGTGATGGTCATTTTCCCGATGCCGGTTGTATTGGCGTAGATGTAGCCATAAATGCGCTGGGTAATAACGTCATCACCAAGGCCAAGAGTCGCACCGTAAGCAACAACACCTTGCTTGATAGCGTCCACAACAGCAGCTGGTAACGGCTCCTCTGTATCCAGAAGAACAACGTCAACTTTGACGTAAATATCCACTTCTGTAGGTCTTGAGAAGTTCACGATATGAGGTCTCTCGTACCGGTCATATACAGTGATCGCAATTGAACCGTAGGTTGCTATTCCCGCTCCTTTGTACTTCCAGATAGCGTCAGCAATATCCTGCTCAAGACCGCCAGAAACGATAGTATGTATGGCCTTTGGTGGAATGCTGTCCACTGTCGCCATGGTGTCGTTTTCAATGACTTTGGCTAAGGTTACGCCGCTGACTTCCGTAATCAGGCGAGTCTCAATTGCTGGAATGGTTGCCGCACCGCCAGATGACGACCTGCTCTGATATAAACGTTGGCGGTAATCTGTGTCTGATTCACGATCGGAACCGGTAGCCCCCTGAACAAGGTTATTAACTCCAGTCCATCCGGTTATCGCACTTACAGGATTGTTTAGTCCGCCAACAGGAACGACTATCGGACCTGCTTCAGTAGCCTCAAAGATTGCCGGTGAGCCAATAAGCTGCCATGCCAAGCCAGCGCTAAGCGACACTGCATAACCTTCAATCAGGTTTTCAGAGGTAAGCCTGATTACTGAGCCATTTGCTGTTGCTGAATACTGACTTGTTGAGTCAACCACCGCTGCAAGACCTGTAGCAATGGAGTTTACGGTGTCTCCTGCGACTTTGGTGTAGGTATGATCAACGCCAGCAATCCGTACCGTGTAGGAGGTTTGCGTGTTGTTAGACACCCTCACCTCGCCATCAAGAAGCGTAGATCGTGAGATGGTGTAATCTGCAGTCAGTCTGAACTGGTAATTACCGAACGACGCTAGGGAACCAGCGGGAACAAGTCGTGATTCAGAGCCATAAATAACGGCGTTCACTTTTGTCTTGGTTTTGCCATGCCGGGTAATCCCACCCATCCAGTCGCCAAGAGCATCAAGGGCGAATCCCTCAGCAGAAGCAAGAAACCGGCTAGCCCACAATTCCTCTTCAGTTTCAAAGTGAATTGCGTTTTGCTCAGCTTCAATTCCGATCCACTGACCCGTGGTCGAATCAGCCTCTCTGTTAATCGGTCCGACGACCGTCTCCATTGCATCACCGATTTCCTGAACCATCTCCGGTAATGTCGGCTTATCAAAGCCTGTCGCAGTAATGTAATCAGCCATATGCACCTTATTTCTGGCATAAAAAAGCCCCGCACATTGGCGTGGCATATTGAATGGGTATTTATCAGGGGTACTGCACCAACCCGTACTCAGTGTTGGCTGTAAACTCGATGCTTAGCTTTCTCTCGGCACGGTCAAAGTTGTATGTGAATTCCACAATTCCGGTAACACCCTCTACAGCCAGGATTTCTGTACGGATGGCTGATAGCGCACCATTAAGCGTTACCTGCTTACCTAGAATATCCTGTAGGTAAGGCGTTCCAAATTGGCTATCAAGGAACCACTCCCCTCGCCACAGGTTAAGCCTGAACTCCACCTGTTGCCTGACGCGCTCAGCGCCATCTACGTACTGAAGAAGGCCGTTAGTGAAAACGACTTTGTTATCTGTAAGTCTGAAATCTATCATCTTGGGCCTTATAATAAAAAAGCCCATATCTATGGGCTCATTCCTAGCTCAATTGCGAGATTATTTCTCAGTCATCAAGGAGTCCAGCATTTGGTGCAGGCTGGTTTTTACCTTTGTATATCCGTGATAATTCAGTTATCTCCTCATCCATTGAGCCTACACGGGAGCAGACCTTTTCCAGAAGGGAGATAATCTGCTTCTGATTGTCAATGTGCTCCTGGATTTTCCAGTACCAAAGGTTGAATTTCCTGAATACGATGAAAAGAACTATAAGAACTACCAGAATAATCAGCGCGTTTTCCATGTTGCCCCGTTAGTTAATAGGCTCTCCAGTGGTTCCACCACTATCGCCAGGATGTTTGTGAGTGCCTATTTTAATACCATTTATAACCACGTCACCAATTACCTGCATCGTCCCTGTAATGGTAGCCACCGATGTTTCACCACCTGATCCAGTCATGCCGCCCTGGTAGGTAAATAGCTGCTCAACGGTCATTCTTCCTTTAACGGTATGGAGTGGGGTTGTCTCTTCAACACCACCTGGCGCGTTTATAGTCATTTTCCCGTTGGCATCAATAGCAATAAAGGCATCGCCAAAATACATCCTCACGTCATCGTTGCCAGGAACAGCGTCGCTGTAACCAGCCCCTGGAATAACGTATGAGTCGATGATGTCGAATCGCCTTGTGTCGTCACTACCATCGGTTGCCTGCTGGCAAACCACCAAAAGGCATTTATCACCAGCCTGGACGGGGCCTTTCAATCCAGCCTGACCATTTGCAAACTGCGGCCACACCATGCGTAAATCGCTGAGCACAGGATAGGCGTTGGTATCGCCATCTGCGTATATTTTCTCTCCATCAGGCTTTACCGTTACCTTCCCGCCTGAATAACTCACCACGGTACATGGAAGTGCCGTGTTTACAGTGTCCATTTCCGAACTGACAAGCCGTCTGAGCGCTTCTACTACATCACTGTTATCAGCCATCAGATAAACCTCAATAGCGCTTCCACGCTCCATTCCTGCCCGTGCGTATCTCCGGTGTAATGTGCTTCTTCAACCCTGAAGAACTCTCCATCAATTCCGCGAGATTTAAGCTGAACATAAGCGCCTGGATAAATGGCAGGGTTGAGGAGGGACTTCACCCGGTAGCCCTGCACTTCAAGAGTTACACGGTCTTTGAGCTTTGCTGTAGGGTCTTCGACATCCACAACCGTCCTGACGATGCCTTTCTGACCGTATTTGATGCCCTGCTTGGCTGCCGTCTTCTCGGTCATGGTTTTTGCTTCACGACGGGGATATCCGATCATGCCAGTGTCTTTCGACAGCACGACAGACGTGTCTGCATAAACGCCACCCTTTTTGATAATCTGTATTTCGCTATCCTGAGCACTCCACTCCAGCCCGAGATAATTACAGACCCTGTCCATGGCATCGCGAACCCTTCCGTTATAGGCATATCCGCCGACGTACTGCTTATCCTGAACCTTGCTGATGCTCTTCTTGATTGGCAGTCCGAAGTTCTTCGCCACCCCATCCAGCACTGTCATTGCTGACGTATTTGGAGGGAAGGAAACGCTAATCTTGGCGTCGCGTAAAGGTATGACACTGTCCCTTAACTCCATTTCCGTGATGATGTCAGGACCATCCTGATATGTCAGACTACGGCATGTGGTGCCTGTGAAGATGGTGATAGCGCCGATATCATTGAGGTAGCCGGCCTTGATGATGACCACGTTATTTACGGTCTCCATCAGAGTGATTGTTGTGGGTGCGGCGTTGTAGATTTTGAGTGATGCTTCGTTGGCGGTTTTGCTTGCTGTTTTGGTGATGTCGAACTCGAATCGCAGGTCTTTAATGCTTACTGCCTCACCCTGAGGCTGACCTACAATTATTTCACCCGTTCGCAGAAACAAACTCATCTATTTCTTCCTTAGTGGCATACACCAACAGGTGATCGCCTCCAATCGAATCGATATCAGGACGAACCTTTTCACCATACGTACGGATGAAATAGATATCGCCGGCGAAGTTATCGAAACTGAAGTTCTTTAGAAGCGGGTAATTCTGTACAAGCTTAACTCCAGTTATGATCGGCAATGACTCACGGTCATAGATACCAAGCGACCAGAAGCCAAAGCGCTCATTCCATCGCAGGCGAAGCGTAACCGGTGTATCGTCGAAAACAGCTTGCAATGTCTGGTCAGTAAATCCAGCCTGAAAATTTAGTGGGGTCATGGGGTAACATTACCTATGATGTTGCCGAGATATTCCTGAAGTTTACCGCCCGAGCCGGATAACCCATCCAAAGCCTGACTCAGAATTGAACCCGTATTCTTGCCAACGTTTTTTGTTGGCGTAGCCCGGTTAGCCGTAGCTGGGTCTGATGAGTTTGATGTTCCTGCTTTAGCAGTAGCGCCATTACTGGTCGCATCCGTTTTCCTGACGCCTACACCAGGAGGAACCTCTGTCGTAGCTGTGCTGACGATATTTGCCTGAACAGCATCTATCGTAAAGTTTACCGCATCACCATCATCCACCCTTCTGGGAATGTTAATTCCCTGAATCAGCATATTTTCGTAGGTGTAATTTTTGGTGTAGATGGTTACCAGTTCGTTTGAAAGATAGAGCGAGTCAAGCAGCTTGATCGCTGTGTTAACCCTGTCTTCCCCGTCGAAGCCGCTATCCAGAGCGTTTGCTGCCTGAGTTAATACCCCCGTCACCGGCGCGTTGCTTATCATGCCGGCAACGGTAATCTTTTTCGGCTGACGGATAATGTGATCCGATATTGGCGACCCGTTTTCTACGGGATTCATTGTTACATCTCTCGACCATTCATGTGTTTCCTGGTCCAGCGTGTCGAACTCAAGATTGCCGACGCCCGGGTCGTTGAGTCTGAAGGTGCTGTCGCCTGCCGAGTTCCAGAGGAAGCCAAGCACATCAGTTGCCATGCTAACCTCCAGTGTTGAAGTTTAATGTGTTACCCAGCGCATTCCATCCGTAGTCACTGAATGCTGACTTGGCGCTATCCTGGAGAAATTTAACCTGCTCGTCAGACGTTCCGGCAGGCACTGAGATATTGCCGATGTTGACGTCTATCTTAGGACCAGACACTGCTGATGGCGGTGGCAGTGAAAGAGATTGATAGCTCGGGAGTAGAGTATTTCCACCTTTTGCATCCTGGTTGAAACCTCTGACCCCTGCAAGCGTATCTGACCACATCCTGGGGATATCAAAAGCACCGTTTGTTTGTGCATTTCCCCACGAAGCCCACTTACCTAAATCCTCAACAAGCCACCCTGCCTTTTCCTTCAGCCATGGCGCAAATTTTGTTGTTCCTAACTGATCTCCCCATTCCTGAACTTTGTCCTGACTGGAGTTGAAGAAGTTGGCGAGACTGTTGAGAACGTTCAACGCCCACACAGCCATGTCCTTCATGTCTGTAAGGGCCACTTTCAAAGAGTTGATTGAATCGGTGTACTCAGAAACCGGTCCTATCATGTCTCCCAGAAGCGATTTATTGCCATTGAGCCAGGAATTAATGTCCTCACCAACAAGGAACAAAGCAGCAAGTGCAGCTATCACCAAAAATACATGGCTTGTCAGTGCGGTAAATGCTGCTGATAGGAGATAAACAGAACCTACAAGGCCTGCTGCACCAAGGGCTACGCCAAGCAGTTTTACGGCATTCTCTGCGCCACCAAGAGCATCGATAACTGAGTCCAGTGCATACTCTATTTTATCAGCCATCCACAGGAACTTATTTGCCACCCATGTCACAGCTCCGCTGCTGCGGTTAAGCCTGTTGATAAACATCGACCATCTGTTATTTACCAGAACAAGCGCCTGGCCAATAGTCATAGGCATTTGTTTAAACTGGTCGACAAATTGCGGAAGGACTTTAATCAACCCCTCAGCAAGCATTTTCCCCGTAACCTTACCGGTAGATATGAAAGCCTTAAGGTTATTGTTCGCCCCTGGAATGGCTTTACCAAGCGCTCTGAACAGGTCAGGAGCCACATCGATAAGCGTGTTCATCTCTTCCATCTGGACAGTTGGAGAACCAATTGCCTGACCAAGCTGGAAGAAAGCCTGTCCCTGCGCAACAGCTGTTGAGCCTGAAGCAGCAAGCGCTATGGATACTGCATCGGTAAGCTGTAATACCTGTTCCTGATCTTTATAGAAGTCCTGAGTGGCGTTACCAGCTTTGATGTAAAATGATGCGTACTCTTCAATGCCCTGCCTGGCTGCAATTGCCCTTTGAGCCACAGCGTCGAATGCTTCTGCGCCGGTAGTGATGGTCTGCGGCAGCATGCCAATGCGAGCCTCCAGAGACTGCATCTCGTCAGCAGTTTTGGCAATGTTTGAGATGGTTACAGCACCGAATACCGTAGCAAGCACACCGCCAAGCGCATTGAATGACTGAATGGTTTTATCGACCTTTCCGTCTACTCTGTCCAGTCCTCGACCTACATTATCTGAGCCAGTAAGACCGAGACGGATCAGAAATTCTCGAATAACCATTTACTTCTCCATTGGCGTGTTCAGATAGTCGGTCATCTCTATGAGGGCGTTAAGCTTGAGCAGGTCTTCGCATGTGATAAGGCCTGACTTCACCTCTGCAACCGTACACATATTTCTCATTATCGGACGCCATACCCATAGCTCTGTTTCAACATCTTCCCTTAACTTTCCTGGGTCGCGCTTTTCGCCAGTGACTGAACCCGATTTGCCAGCTCTTCTGGGCTTAACCCAAACAGGGTGAGAACTTTCGTAAAAAAAGGGGTGAAGTTGAGCTTCAGCACTTCCCAACACAGCTCGAAGAAGTAGAACAGCGTGTCTACGGTGAACACAAGGTTCATTGCGTTAGGGCTGTCGATTTTCTTCTCATCAGTAACGCTGAATGTTGATGAATCTCGCAGGATAGGGATTATGACCTCCTCCAGCGTCTTTTCATCAATACCAGAAAGCAACTGAATGGCATTTGCATCTCCGCCTGAAGCCAGGCCTTTATCAAGCAGCGTTTTCAGTTTTACTAAGTGATTTGCCGCAGCGAAGGCGTTCATTTTGGCGGCTTTAAACTCTTTGTCACCGATATGGAAGGTAGCGAATTCATGAGACATATGGACCTCAAAAAAACCGCCCGAAGGCGGCATTGTTAAACGTTGTTACCACCGAGGGAGAATTTCAGGTCAGCACATTCAAAGGTGTAAATGCGTTCACCAACCTCGTTAGTTGAGAAAGCCACGTCGCCGAGCTGATAAAGCCAAGCCTGGCCTGCTGCAATAACAGTACGACCAGAGAAATCAGTTACTGATACCGGATAAACCGCCTTGCCGTCCTGCGTTAATGAATCAAGGTTCATCAGTGCAGATAGTTCGTCGTTTGCCGCGGATGTCTGCAAAAGGTGCAGTTCGATCTGCCCACGCTTATCCGTTACTCGCGCACGACCTACTGAGCCATCGAGACCAGCGCGTGATTCATAGAAGTTGGCGTTCTTACGAGCCGTAATGGAGTCTCCATCACTGAAGCCGGTTAATAGCAACGGGCCGATAGTGACAAACACTTCTGATCCGTCATAAGAGCCAGTTAATTCAGCAGCCATAATTAGCCCTCGTAGCTATAGGTAAGTGAGCCGGTGATTTCGACCACCTGGATTGCGCCAGCCAGAAGCGCCACAAACTCGATATAGAGAGTGCGGGTAGCTTTGATATCAGCAGATACGTCGGCTGCATTTGGGTAAGTGATACGGAAGCCAGGGATTGTGTTGCCTTCGCTGTCGCGCTCGTCAGGAGCGATTCCACCTGCCTGCTGCCCCTGAATAAGTGAACCATTCAGGTTGTTGACGATGAGGGCAATGCCGCCATTGGTGTAAGGCACCTTCTTCTGGCGGATCATCAGAGAAGCCATGTTCTTCTGAATTGTGTCTACAAGCCAGTCACGGAATCGCACAACATCAATCCATTCGCCAGATGCAACCTTGCCTTTGTTAATCAGATAGGTGTTTTCTGCGTACTGTTCGTAGGCGTTGGCGTTCTTCTGGAAGATGTAGCTCTGCTCTGTGTCGCTAAACTTGCTCGGCGTGATAGCTGCCAGTGTTTTAAGCGCCCACGTTTCGCCACCGGGCGCGATGGTGAAGCATCGACCCATCCATGCCATTTCAGGATACTCAGTCGCTGCTGCCTTGTGAGCAATCAGAGCTGTACGCAGATATTGCAGGTCCTGCAACTGAGATGCGATATCGTCATTAGCAGATGTCCAGATATCAGCAGTATTGCTGCACGCGAAGAACAGTTTGGTCTGCGTCTCAGCCCATGCCGCCGCATCCTGAATTAGTGCGTCACCACGCTCTACCAGAGCAAAGCCGTACCAGCCCGGGTCTTCCTGCTGAATGGCGTTAAGGTCTGCTTCTAATCCGTCTGCTGAGCCTGCGGTTGCGATTGACAGGTTGGTCACTGGCTTAACGATGGTTGCTGTCTCAGGAACTTTCACTACCAGGTGCAGCCCTTCAGCATCAGCGGTGCTGGTAAACAACGCATCAACTACAGATTGTGCCGCAAGCGCTGTTTTCAGACCGGTATATACATCAGAAGCATCATCGCCACTCGCTGCGGTGTACGTTACGGTAGTGCCATTCACGCTGTATGCGAAAATGTTGCCCGTTGTGATCGTCGCGTTTGTTACTGTCAGGTCTACAGAAACGGCGTTTCGTCGACCTACCCATGCCTGATTTGGGCGTGGCGTCTGACTGAATACTGCTGAAAGCGCTTTGAGCGTCTGCGGGTCAAGTCCGTCTTGCTGCGCTGCGCTGTAGCTTGAATATTTACGGATTCGCTCACTGAATGCCGTTGTCGGCGAAACTGCAAGTGGAATGCCGAATGACGCCTTCGCGATACTCGCTGTGTCCAGCGAAATATTCACGTTGGCAATCTGGCTTAGATTTGCCATTGATGAAACTCCGTGTTGATTAGTCGGATGTGACGGCGATAGTGAGGTGTGTTTCTATCCCGCCGATGTCGCCTGTCGCATCAACGGTTTCTATGAGCCCTACGTTATCCGTGTACTTGCCGGTGTAGCGGAATGTAAGGTCTACATTCGCCATCGCTTCGAAGTTTGCTTCATCTCGCAGAGCTGTAAGGTCGTTAACCTGGTCACTGTTTGCGATAACGAATTTTTCTCTGCGCATCAGGTAGCGTGATGTGGTTTTACGGATGTTATTAATCAGATCGTCGCAATACTCTCGTGCGCTTCCGCCGTACACATTAACCATCACCGTTCCTTCTCTAACGCCGTGTGACGGCATTACACCTTCGTCGTCTACTTCGCCATGCTCATCCCTGCCAATGGTCGTACGCGTTGATACACGAAGCGTGGCATAAGGCAGAGGAATCCGGGAGTTATTCTGATTGGCGTAAGCGAGAGGTACGGGTAATAGCTGGGACAAAACACGGTAAGCGGCAGACTCTACAGCATCAGGAACGAAATTCGACACTGTGGTTTCAGCCATCGCGTTTCCTTACCACATAATATTTATAGTGGGGTATGATTCCGTTTTGCCATGGTTCACGGTGCTTAACTTCGTAGTTAAAACCATCAATAACGACAAGTGCAGGCTGAGCCATGGGGAAATCATCAGTAATCTGAAGCTTAGTGTCGCTGTACAGCCGGCGATAATCAGTTAATCTCCTCCCTTCCTCCAGGCTTTCAATCTCCTGCGTATCTTTTATGCTTTGCACGCTGAAGTAAGCGGTTGACTCCGTCATTACCCCATCTAAAATCACGCCGTTAACCAAAGTCGACGGCGATGGAGTATATACCTGATAAGGCCTGCGAAACGGATTGCTCATTGTGACCTTCCGTAATCATGAATGGCGAAGGTGACTGAATTAAGCATTACGCCAGTGTCTATAAGCGGCTTTGATGAACCCTTCAACGCTATCGTAACCGGAGAGTTTGGAGTCCAGGCACCTCCAGAGATGCTCTTCTTGACGCCATCCACCATAAATACGCCAGCCGCATTCAGAAACTGAGAAAAGGTAGCTCTACCGAGGAGAATTTGCGTTACTCCATTTGTAGCGAACCTTTCCAGCCTAGAGACTGATGTGTCGAAGTATGTGCGCATGAATGGTCGTGATGGGATTGTCCTCGTACCGAATTCGTTCCATACTGCGTATTCAGCGACAAGCACTCCATCATTGACTTCACCCTTCTGGATGCCGACAACCACCTCTTTGCTTCCGGCAGCCTTGATCTCTCGCCTTAACCTTTCCCATTGCCGCTTGTTGTCTGTAATTTTTACTGACACAAGCATCCCCCCACGACTCCGCGAGTCATAATCGAGAATCCTGCCCCTCTCTTCTTGCGGAGCAGTTGCAGCAGGTTTCCGTATGTAGTCCCACTGAGGTAACTGGAATCACCTGATACGTTGCCATAAGTGATTGCCAGATCACCTTCCTTGCGTGAGAGGATGCGACCAGATGATGTGGAACCGTTATCAGAGTAACCGCCAGGCGATGCCATGATATGGGCCGCCATTAGAGCCAGAGCTACGTTATAGGCGTCTCCGTACTCGTCTTCGCAGACAAACAGTGATGCAAGTTCGATGTACCCTTGAACAACCTCATCAGGAACAGCCGCAAATTCAGGCGCTAGCTTGCGGAAGATTTCCAGAGGCGTAAGTCCTTCAAATGCGGCAATGTTCATTACTTCTTGTCCTTATCTTTTTTCTCTACCTGACTGGCGGTTACGGCTTCATCTTTATCAGCGAGTCGCAGCTCACCTTTGGTAATGGATGCCTGCACCGTTTTATTGTCCTTCCAGGAGTCTTCCACTTCGGCAGTCTGGCCTGGTGCCAGCTTCTGGCCGGCGATGTAATACAGTCGTGCTGATGCGTTGGTAATCTTCATTGGTAGTCCTTAAGAAAAGAGGCCGAAGCCTCTTAAATGCCTTTGATGAGATGCAGGGTCAGCGGCAGGTAAACCTGTACGCCGGTAGCGCGGCTGTGGCATGGAATCTTGAACGCCAGGTTGTTAGCCTGAGGTGGCAGTTGTTCGAACGGCTGCGGGATTTCCATGGATGCGTTATCAGCGTTACGTTCCATTACCAGAGCGGCCTTAGTGCCTGCGCCATCGATGTCTTCCAGCTCGTTAACACGAATCCACCGCATACCCGGATACTGGGTGTTGAAGTAGGTCATGTAAGACGTATTGGTGTTTGGCATCGGCTTGGACAGGATTTTAAAGGC